GCATGGTTATCTGTTTGTTCTAACTTCTTGTGTTGTTCTGAAATCCAGACATCCAACTCTTCACAGAAGGCATCCCATTCAGCTTTACTATTGACGAAACTCTTAAGCGACATTACCACTAAATCCTTGTTCACCCGGAGCAGGTGCAACACCTGTGCCAATCGTTCCACCACCAGCACCCGTCATGTCTTGAGGGGCTAGACCTGCAGGAACAGGTTGTCCATCAGGACCGACTTGACCTTGTGGTGGTGCAGGTTGTTGAAATCCTTTGAGAATCTCAGCTTGAATAGCTGCATCTTGCATAGAGTTCGTAACCTTATTGGGATCAAGGTCCATGCTCTTAGCAATCTCACGGATAATATAATCCATTTTTGCAAAGGGTGCAAGTGCTGGATTCTGTACAACACCAAGAAACTGCATCAGACGTTGGCTGCGTACTTCATTAGCCATCAAGCTTTCCGTACCATTTGCTGAAACTTCAAGATCACCCTTGATAGTCTCATCATAGTCAAATTGCATATTGAATGCAAAGAAAGCACGACCCATAGGAGCAAGAAGGTAGTCATCAACATTCTTAACAACATTGCGAATAGATCCATTGGCAGCACTCATCAACATAGAGATACCTGATGCAGTACGTCCTACACCACTAACACCAGTCTGACCATGTGCAAAGCTTGGGAATCCTGTGCTTTCATCAGCTAATACACGAGCTTTATCAAATAGTTGCATATTCTCAGCAGCTACGTTAGGGAACTTAGTGCCGAAGATGCCTTGGCCGGGAGCGCCACCCTGACGCCGGAATACTTTACCCGGATAAACAGATAAGTCCTGTCCCGGTACAAGGTTTGTTTCATCAATCTCAATAAGCAAGTTACCGCTAAGCACAGCATTATCAACAGCCATACGCATAAAGCCATTCATCAGCGTCTGTGTATCATCCATATTCTCAGCAATACCAACACCAAAGAAGCTGTATGGGTTATGCTCATATGGAACTGAATAGTAAGGAATGCGGCTGGGCTTAAAAGGATTCAATACACAACGCAGAACTTGTCCATTGCACACCCAGATATTACAGTTAACTTCATCTAGATTGCGAAGCTCCCGTGGAATCTTAATGCCATAATCTTCAAGCAAGTCTGTATCAATGTAACCCCAGAACTCCAACACTTCCCAGCGTTCAGTATTAGCTGGCATAGTGTCATCATCTTCCATGTTCTGTTCCCAGTACTTACGCTCATAGTTTGAACCCAAGTCAACAGCTTTCTGGATAGAGTCTGACAGAAAGTATGGACGACCACGCAAAGCACGTAGCTGGTTACGAGACATCTTGTGACGCTCAATAACATACTCAGCATCATCCATGCTGGCAGCTTCTGGATCAGGATAGAAGTTCCACACACTTACATGATTCGTTGATGGAACAGTCTTAATCAGAGGCTCATACTCACCTGCCTCATTCCAATTAGGATACTCTTTGTCTACAGCAAACGGACCCTTCATAACACCAGTGCCAAGCAATGCCATTTCAAATGCCATGCTACGCAAATGCTTAGATGCACCTGACTCATTCAACTGATCATGAATCTTCTTTTCCATCTTCTTAGCAGCAACCATAGCCGGATGGAATGTTACACTAGAAGGTGTTGTGCCGGGGCCTTCAATGATCTTGTCACTCACAGGTGCAAGTTTATTCTTAAGCCCACCAAGACGCTTCTCTAAAGATGTACGTGTCTCACCCGGCATAAGCTTAGTGTCCGGGCCAAACAAGTAGGTAGGTGCTTGTGATTCTCCGAAAGCACCATTAAGCATCCGTTGCGCTGGGCCTGCATTAGGATCAATGTTAATATGCACAGCTTCTGCTACACCATCAGGCAATACAGAAGGCTCAACAGATAGCGGGAACTTATTGTTACCAAACAACACATCGACAATCTGTCCATATGCAGCAAGGGTCTTAGTCTTAGTAACCTTAACAAAGACACGTGACTTTTCAGTTGAAGTAAACTGCACGTCCGCACCATAGATACCACGGTAGTTTCGATAGGCACGTAACCAGCGGATCTCGTCTGCCTGTCGTGAATCTTCTGCCCTCTTAAAACGCTGTTCTACAAAAGAGACAACGCTACTTACGCTGCTAAAGAGCTTATCATTACCGGACTCTGCAGCTACTACATCATCTGTTTCAAATGAAAGGTCGTTAATATTAGCCATTACTTTATCCTATTTAATAACCAAACATGGGGTCAGATGCTTGAAAGCCAGATCGTTGTTTAGCAGGGTCATAATCCCAGAGGCTACTGCGGGGTCTTGTCATAATACCATACCGAAGGGCGTCATACAGGTGGTCTTCTGAGTTAGTATCTACATCCTCAGGGTTACGCTTATCCAAGGGGATAGTAGGTATCTGAGCAATGGTATTGGTGCAGGTAGAAAAGAACACAAGGCGAGGTTCCTCGGTAAACTCATCTACCTGCAAACGGCGATGTATCTCGTTCTTACCTGAAACACGTGAGCCACGTGAGCGGTCAGAAGGTCTCCAACGACAACCCTTCATGTTCATCTGCTCAGCAAGTGACGGTCCAGTATCACCCCTGTTATGCCAAAGGGACGAGTCCAATACGCCGTAACGAATTGTTCCATCTTCACTCTCAGCTTCTAAGATCATGTCAGCTAAGTCAGTAGCTGTAACCTTAGAGCAATACATCTCACGATATACTATAAGCTGTTCACTAGGGGATACAGCAAACCATAACACACCTGTATAAGACCCATACCCATAGTCACATGCTCTAAACTTAGTCCACGACTTTGGTATATCAAATGGGTCAACTACATGCTTCCTTCTGCTAAACTCAGGAAAGGCGGCACCTTCATTCACATCCCAGTTACCATCAAGCAACTGCTTACGTTGATGCTCAGGAAGTGACAGAAGCATTGCTTCATAGTCACCTGTATCTGCTAGATAAGGGTTGTCAAACAAACTAGCTGGGATAAATCTCCGCTTAAATAGCGGTTCACCTTGTCTGCTATGTCCTTTAGGAAATACAATGGTCTCTCCTGTTTCAATGTTCGTAGCCCAGAATGCTTGGCCGTAAGGCGCTGGGTCAATGAAAGTCTTTTTAACCCAAGCATGACCTGCACCACCGGGGTTTGTAGTAGCCCTCATGTAAAGCCCTAAGGTTCCACTGTGGGCGCTACGTAGACGTGAACGCATGTAATCCCAAGCAAAGGGTGTCGTCCACTGTGTAAGTTCGTCAAAGCCAATCCAGTTAAATGCCTGACCTTGATATCGTGTAACGTCCATGTCCTTATCAAGGTATGACATCCATAGGCGACCACCACGAGGGCTAATCCACTGTGACTTACGCTCTGACCATCTAATGCCCGGTACAGCTTTAGGGTAAAGCTCTTGGCTCTTCTGGATTAGTTCACGCAATTCTTCTGTAGTGTGTCGTACAAGTAGTCCACTAAAGTTAGGATCATTCAAACCATGTAGCGGATCTGCAAGCATAGCATAAGACTTACCACCACCCGCTGCACCACCATACAAAACCTCACGCTCACTCGCACTAAGAAACGCAGTCTGTGGTCCGGGGTTAGGCTTGAAGACTACACTCTGTGCTTCCTCAACGTCATACTCTGGTGCCTTAACTTGTGCAGGTATAGTTGCGCTGGGCGTAGCTTCTGGCGCAGCCTTCGTCTTTGATTGAGTATGCACCGATTCTGTTCTTTTCGAGCTTCTCGATTTCCGCAAGGGTTTCTTCGAGCCACTGGGCAAGCTTGCGTTTAGTTGAAGCTGCTGTCTTACGTCTTCGCTCAATTTCTACTCGCTTCTTTAAACCCATGTGTGATATGTGGCGACCCGTCTGCTTAATTAACCACTGGGCCACCTCACGGTAACTATACTGCTTTAGGTGCCTCTTTGCAAGCTCTAATGCTTCAAGTTGATTAACAATAGGTTCAAGAAGTTTGTCATTCTCTGGATGTACACGATAGCCAAATGGTATGGTAGGCGTAAGTCTAACTATAACATGCCACTCTTTTTCTTGTCCTTTGTTTGGCTTAGGGAGTTCCCAGTAGCCTAAATCTGTCCTAGAAATATGCATAGCTTATTATTCGTTCTTGCCTTCTTTAGCAGGAAGGATAAACACACCACCGCCATTAGATGTAACATCCATACGCTC